CCTCCATGTGCTGCCGATGCCCCTTCTTCTTCAGTGGCAGCACCAATGTGCCCGGCCTCTCCTCGGTCTCGCAGAAGGGCATCTGCAATCTGAGGAACATGAACAAGGACAGATGGGCCGACTGTCCACAGGCATGCCTTCGCCTGTTCAGGAAGGTTTTCAAGTACCCTGAGGATGCTGCCCTTGTGGTAGTCCTCAAAGATTAGTACATTTGTATGTAAAACGAATTAAATAGTATTTGAGATGAAAGGATTAGAGACTATGGAGCAGCAAAAGCTCTTTATGAAGGCCCTCGGGAATGTTATGTCCCGCGGTGACTTTGAGTTAGTGAAAGATTCCAGTCGCATTTCTTATGGCTCTGATGGCATTGCGTTTGATTTTAGCTTTGGATTCAGCGTCTTTAAGGAGGAGCCATCCTTCGGAGATCAAGTCATTGAAGAGTGCAAGAAACTTGGGTTGAATATCTAACAGAAACTTGAGTATGACAGATCTGGAAAAGTACATCCTGGAACACGGCCCGGTAATTCCGGATGGGCACGAGATAACCGACATCTCTATAGATCCATACAAGAGTAATAAGGATGCCGCCGTCATTAGCATCAAGACCGGCCCGGGAAGAGGTGGCCATCGGGAAGGATCCGGACGCAAGAAACTCGGCAAAGTCGTGATGTCCGTCCGCGTAAAAAAGGAGACAAGAGACAAGATAAAGGCCATTTCCGAAGAGGTCGGATGCCAGATGGGAGCCGTTATTGACTTCGTCCTGGAAGACTACGAGAAAATGACCAGAAAATAGGCCAGATTTATCAAAAAGTGTCACCTCTGTGTCACGCAGTTGCAACTGCCTGATACAGAGGTGTCTTTGTGGAGATAAGGGGACAATCAAAGGAAGCCCTACAGTGCACTCAGAGGCCTGTGGGGCTTTTTTCGTACCCGGTCAAAGGGCCAGAAAAGGTCTCAAAAGGTCAGGAAAGATCACCGAATTGTGTCACCGTTTCTTGTCGAATTTCGCCATCTCCCGCGCCTTCTCCGCATCGGCCACACCGATGTACGGCCGCATCGCCGTGTAGTCGCTGTGCCCGGTCCACTTCATTACCGTAGTGGGCGGGATGCCCATCATGAGGGCCTGGCAGATGAAGGTCCGCCGTCCGGCATGGAAGGTCAGCATCTCGGCCTTCGTCTTTGTCACGTCAGTGCGCTTGCTCCCCTTCCAGGTAGTTACCGTGATGGGGTCCTCCAGCTCGCAGGCCTTGCCGATGGTCTTCAGCATCCGGTTGACAATCTGGTTCGGGATGCGGGGGAAGACCCGGTCATCTGGGAGCCCTCTGTCCACCATCCGTGACAGGATCTCCTGGGACCACTTGTTAAGGTCGATGACAAGCGGGTCAGAGGTCTTGACCGTCACGACGCTGACGGCCTTGTCCGACACATCAGACCAGCGGAGGGCTTCGACATCAGACCACCGGAGAGAGGTGAAGCAGGAGAAGAGGAACATGTCCGCGACATCCTGCAGCGTCTGGCTGCCGCCCTCGAACTTCCACACCCGCATGAGCTCGTCCCACGTCAGGAAGACCACGGGGCGGGCGGTCTCCCGCATCTTCGGGCGGAAAGTCTTCCAGCTCGGATCCGTGAGCAGTCCCTGCTCGTCGGCCCACTTGAGGAACCAACGGAGATACCCGACCTCCTTCTTCATCGTCGAGTCGATGAAGCCTTCGTCGCGCAGCTCTTCCACGTAGGCGGTGAGGTTCGCCTTCGTGAAGCCGGCCATCGTCTGGAACTTCTCGTACTCGCACAGCCTCTTCCCCACTGTCCGCATCTTCTTCCGGGTACCCTCCTTCCAGGAACCGGAGACCGACGCTTCCCGGTAGAACTGCCGGTAGCAGGCCTCGGTCGGAGGGACCGTCTTGGCCTCCAGTCCGAGGGCAACGCGCAGATCCCGCCGCACGGCGTCAGCGGAGGGCCAGGAAGCGCCCTCAAGGTACGAGCCGAACACTGATGCCACCACGTCCTTATACCGGCCTATTTCGGCGTTTATCGCGGCAGCCGGGATCTTGTCCGGACCGTGGAAGGATCTGGGCTTGCACAGCTGGAACTCGCGGTCCCATCTCTCCGGATCCACGAGGAAGCCGAGGTTGAGGGATACATGGAGGGTACAGTAAGCCCAGGCAACCCGACACATCAGATGAGGATAGGGGCTGTCCGGTGTCCGCTTGTGCAGGATGAAGTTGCAGGTGTACGCGAGGGACATCTATTTCCGCTTGATTGCGAGACCGGACACTTCGTAACCGGAGAGTATCTTCGTCTCCCCTACCCAGTTATAAGAGGCCTTAACGCGGAAATCTGCGATACCATCCGCGCCCAGCTCGACGGCCTTCTTGTACGCCATCTCCACAAGCTCTTCCCCGCTTATGACCTCCCGAGCGATACCAGTTGACGCAGACTTGTAGGCGCCGTCGATATACTTCGTACCGTTCCCCCTCGGAGGCGCCGGTACGACGGCCGGTGTGACCTCAATCAAGAGCTCTCCAAGAGCATCGAACTCTCCCGGGTATGGATCCGGGCTTAGGAAGAAGCCGGCCTGAGCGTAGGGCCGATAGTCGATGAAATACGTCTCGACAACACGCTCGTGCAGCATCGTCGAGCAGCTGGCCGCGAGAAGGACGGCAGCGGCAAGGATCAGGAATCTTTTCATAGCAATTCTATTTTAGTGACATTACCATCATGACACGATACCAGCCGTGGATGTACTCAGTGCTGAGGGTGAACGGCTGGTAGGCTGGATTGAGGCTGACGCACTCCACCACTCCGGGATCCTGAGTCTTGCGCACCTGCTTGATCAGGGCTCCGTTGTCGGTGTCCAGGACATAGACTTTGCCCCACTCCACGAAGATATCTTCGTTTACCTTCTTGATTATCACCCTGGATCCGGAGGGATATTCCGGGGACATGCTGTCGCCGGTGACCTCCATCGCATAGTCAGCGCCCTTGATCGGGCTGATCAGGCGCTCGCAGTCGTAAGCGTGGACGCTGTCCGCGAAGTCGGCTATCGTACCGCCGCGGGCTCCGTAAGGGAGGACAAGGACGGTCCGATAATCCGTAGCTCCGGAAGGATCCGAGAGGAACATCCGGTCATAGTTGTTGTCCAGGAGATAGAGACGGTCGACCTCTGGGAAGGCCTTGGTGATTTGATCAACTCTGAGGGGAGAAAGTTCAATTTTCCCGGAGAACATCTTCGACATGGTACCCTCATCCACCCCCATCTTTTCCGCGAAATCGGCGTTGGTGGTCACTTCCCCACGAGAAATGAGGGCTTTCTTCAAATTCTTAAGTTTCTCATTCATAGCACTTTACTTTTTCACGAACAAATTTCTTGAAAAATTCTTGGCTAAATCTTGCATAATTCTCCAAGATTTTTCCTACTTTTGCAGCAACACAGTAACAAAGTAAGAGAAAACAAAATTAAAATGCAAGAGATTATCGCAGACAAGGGACAGGCTTTCGGACGCATCTCGCCGCTCCGTACTCTCGCCACAATGGAGGTGAAGGAGATCTGGCGTACCACCGCTGAGACGGTACGTCCCAACTCACTCCGGGCTGCTGCCTCCCGCTTGGGCCGGGACACCGGCAGGTTCTTCTCCGTCCGGATGGACTCCTACGAGAACATCACAGTGACCAGGATCCTCTGAAGTTAACAGCCGGACAAGAAATGCTATTTATCAAAAATTGAAAAGATATGAAAAAGGGACTCTACACCATTATCGCAGCGCTCGCCTTCATCGGCCTCTTCGCCGAGAAAGCGGACGGATCCATGCCCGTCTTCTGGACCCTCTTATGCCTCGCCGCCCTGTATCTCGCAGCCCGCGGCCTGCAGAAGATCTTCGACAAGGAAGACTACAAGCACTTCAGCAACCAGGACGAGGTGGACGCCCTCATCAGGGATCTCGACCTCGAAGAGATAAAGCCCGGCCGTGACGGTTCGGCATTATAGCACTTTACTTTACAGGGCCGCAGGTTTGCGCGGAGGCTTGACATATTCCGACAGGTACAACAAGTTTTCCACCCTCCGTCCCGGTTCAAGTCCGGGGGCCCACCAATCGTCGGGAGACGCCACAGGCCATTATCGGGATTCGGTTTACGTTTCTGAATAGTCAGATGTTGTTTCACGCGAAAGGAAGGCTGGGGCCTGGAGTCTTCCTTTTTTAAAGAGAGTCATGATGAAGGACATCACACCAAATACCGCCATATCGGAGCTGACCGTCGGCCAGCTCGTCGACATCATCCGGCTCGCCCTCAACGTGGGCGCCACGATGCCGAAGGCTGAGACGGTCAGCGGCATCGACGGCATCGCCAGGATCTTCGGCGTATCGGAATCCACCGCCAAGCGGATCAAGAAGTCCGGAGTCATCAGCAAGGCAATCTCCCAGAGAGGCCGCGTCATCGTCACCGACGTCGAGCTCGCGCGCACCCTCTATGCAGAAGCCTGCCACGGCAGAAAGAAAATTTCCTTTTAACTGTTGAAATATGGAACCATTAAAAATTTGCATCGAAATCAACCTGGGTGAGAAGACCCAGGAGACCATTAAGGAGGCTCTTGTCTCCTGGGCCGCCGGGGCCATCGCTCTGGGAGGACAGAAGGAAGACTTCCTCAAGTTTGTCAGAAATCATGGGGAAGGGGAATCAGAATCGAAACCGGAACCCCAGGAGGAACCGGAGAAGGAACCGGAAGACATGCCGGAAGAGATCTCCGACGTCACTGACGAGGAACTTATCAACGCCGTGGCCGAGACAAAGAAGGTGGTCGCAGCGAAGGAGATCCGCGAGCTCTTCGGAAAGTACGGCATCCCCTGCAGCACGAAGTGTCCGCAAGAGAAGCGCCGTTCCCTCATCGCTGACCTTAAAGCGCTCCGCGATGCCCAGTGACCACGCCCTACTGTCTCCGTCCGCATCGAAGCGGTGGATGACCTGCGCACCGTCGGCCCGGCTGGAGGCGCAGTGCCCGAGGGAGGACACCGTCTACACCCTTGAAGGCACCGTCGCCCACTCCGTGGCAGAGACGCTGCTGCACTTCTACAAGGAGCGCTGCCTGCTCCCCGCCGAGGACATCCTGAAGGAGGTCGCCGGAATGGATCCTGAGCAGGGCACTGGAAAGATCCTCGCGGACCTCAAGAAGCAGGCCGAAGACCTCGGCGCCGACTTCGACGAGATGCTGCGCACCGTACACGACCACTACGTCGTGCCCGTCTACTCGGACTACCTGGAGATGAAGAAGTCAGACCCGGACGCCATCCTGTTAATCGAGCAGCGCATCGACCTGAGCGTATTCATCCCGGAAGGCTTCGGCTCCGCTGATGCCGTCATCATCGCCGGCAAGTGGCTGTCCGTCTACGATCTCAAGTACGGCCGCGGCGTGAAGGTGGACGCCAGCTACAACCCGCAGATCATGTGCTACGGGCTGGGCGCTCTCGTCGGCGCCGGCGAGACATACGACATCCAGAACGTCGAGATGAACATCATCCAGCCCCGGCTGAAGCACAGCTCCACCTTCCTGATGGATGCCTCAGAGCTCCGGCACTGGGGATTCAAGGTCCTGTATCCCGCGGCGGCGAAGGCCTTCACCGGAGAGGGTGACCAGATCCCCGGAGAACACTGCCGTTTCTGCGCCGTGGCACCAAGGTGCAAGGCTCTCGCCGGCATGGCCAAGGCCCGCCAAATGAAGGCCGGGGAGCCGGCTCTGATGACTCTTGCGGACCTTGCCGGAGTCCTCGACGACATCGCCACGATAAAGGCCTGGGCGACGGCCGTGGAGGCCTATGCGCTTGAGCAGGCGATGCAAGGTAAGCACATCCCCGGCTGGAAAATAGTCGAGGGCAAGAGCATGCGGAAATACACCGACCCGAAGGCCGTCATGGAACGGATGGCGAAGGGGGGCTTCCAGGAGGACAGCTACCTCAAGCCCCGCGAGCCTAAGACCATCACGGAGCTGGAGAAACTGCTCCGGCCGAAGGGCTTCAAGGAGCTCCTGGGCGATCTGGTCGAGAAGCCGCAGGGCAAGCCGACGCTGGCACCGTCTGACGACCCGCGGGAAGAACTCAGCACAGCAGACATGGACTTTAAAGACATAGCACTATGAGCGACAGGTACCAAAGATGGTTCGTAGTTGACTACTACAATCCGGCATACAGTACAAAGATGGAAGACCAGCTCATGAACTGGGCCCGTAACAAGTGGCTTAACTGTTCCGTCTACGAGTCTTCCCTCGAAGACATGATAAAGGCCTTGAAGGTCAAGCAGGGCCGCTTCCTTGAGCAGAACAAGCGCCTCAAGCCGGTGACAATTAGCATCGGACGCTTCCAGCAGTATTCCCCTAATGAGGTCATCAAGCACCTCTACATAGGGAATTGCCACTTCACTCTCCGGAAGATCCGGGAGGAACTTGAATACGTTGAATTTGTATCCGTTTAATACCGAAAAAATCATGAACAACAACCAAGCAAAGAAGGCCGTCATCGGCCCCGTCAGGTTCTCCTACCTGCACGTCTTCGAGCCCTGGGCCGGCTCGGATGGGAAGAACGATCCCAAGTACAGCGCCTGCATCATCATCCCCAAGTCCGACAAGGACAGTATCGACAAGGTCAAGGCAGCCATCACCGCAGCCTTCAAAGGCGGCGCAGAAACTTTCGGTGGCATCCTCCCCGAAAAGGGTAACTGGAAAAACCCGCTCCACGACGGCGACCTTGAACGCGCCGCCGATGAAGCCTTCAAGGACAGTGTCTTTATCAACGCCACCAGCAAATCCAAGCCCGGAATCGTGAAAATCAACCCGAGCGGCAACCCGCGCTACATCCCCATCGACAGTCAGGACGAGCTCTACAGCGGCTGCTACGGCTACGTGTCCCTCGGCTTCTTCGCCTACAAGAACTCCGGTAACAAGGGAGTGTCCGCCGGCCTGAACAACATCCTCAAGACCAGTGATGGCGAGTACATGGGCGGCCGGTCCGATGCCAACACGGACTTCGGAGGCCTCCAGCTCGAAGGCGTCGGAGCCGCCAACGTGTCGGACGACGACCTCTTCTAAGAGACACCCGGGAAAGACCGGGACAATCCACACTCGTGACAACAGGGAAAGACCTGTGGCAGCCGGGAAAGACCGGCACCTTGACAGGCTGGTATAATGGTATGGTCGCCGGAACGGAAACAAGCAGTCAGATAATTAGCCGTTGCCGGAGATGCAGGTTCGATTCCTGCGCCTGTCACGAATTTTTAAATCTTGAATCATTATGAAACCAGGACAAACCGTATTCGTAACCATCGACGGAAAACTCAAGAGAGCAACCTATGAAGGCCCAATCCCGGCCCTGTTCGAGAGAGAGAGAGAGAGAGAGAGAGAGAGAAAAACTTATCTCTATCAGAGTTGGAGGAAAAGTGATCGCCGTATTGGCTGAATCCATAAAAGAGTCGAAGAAATGAAGAATCTCTGTCTATCCTGTTTCTTCTATAAGTGTGGCAAGTGCCATGCGACGAAGGGAGATTATTGTAAAATAATGAAAGACACGTTTTGATGTGAAACATCTGCACATAGACATAGAGACCTACTCACCCGTGTCCCTCCCAGACTGCGGGCTGTACAAGTACGCCAATGAGTCGAGGATCCTGCTGGTAGCATACGCCAAAGACGACGAGCCGGTCCAGATCATCGACCTCGCCCAGGGCGAAGAATTACCTCAGTGGTTCATCGACGCGCTGCAGGATCCTGACGTCCTCAAGATAGCCCACAACGCCGCCTTCGAGCGGGTGAACTTCACCTTCGCACTATGGACGGACCTGGGCCACCGCTGGCTGGATCCCACGCAGTGGTATTGCACGATGGGAGCCTGCGCCAGATGCGGGCTGCCCCTGGGCCTTGCGGATGCCGCGAAGGCGCTCAAGCTCGAACAGCAGAAGATGACCGAAGGCAAGAAACTCATCCAGATGTTCTGCGTCCCCGGCAAGAAGAGCCTCACCAACCCAGAAGGCAAGCCCTGCTCCCCTGCCGACTATCCCGAGCAGTGGGCCACGTTCAAGCGCTACTGCGTCAGGGACGTAGAGGTCGAGCGGGAGATCTTCGAGGCCACGAGATGGACACCATATTCGGACGCCGAGCACGAGACCTACGCCGCGGACCAGCGGATCAACGACAGGGGCGTCCTGCTTGACCAGGATCTTGCCAGGAACGCTGCCCGGATGGACGCCATCCACAAGGGCCGCCTCAACGAGGAACTGAAGGCCCTCACCGAGCTCGAGAACCCCAACAGCGTCCCGCAGCTGAAGGCCTGGCTGGAAGAGCGGACGGGGCGTCACTTCGACTCCCTGGACAAGACCGTCGTGACCGACCTGCTGAAGACGGAGAAGGACCCGGTCATCATTGAAGCCCTAAAGGCGAGAACGCAGACCGGAAAGACCTCCACCAGCAAGTTCGCCACGATGCTCGACTGGGTCTGCCCCGACGGAAGGCTCCACGGGATCCTCCAGTATTACGGATCCAGGACGGGCCGCTGGGCGGGAAGAGGGCCACAGCTGCACAACCTTCCGAGGAACAGCTGCCCAAGCCTTGACGCGGCCCGCAGGCTGCTCAAGGAGGACGATTACGTCGGCCTGCAGCTCAACTATGGGAACGTGCCGGACATCCTCTCCCAGCTGGTCCGCACCGCGCTGGTAGCGCCTCCCGGAAAGACCTTTGCCGTCTGTGACTTCAGCGCCATCGAGGCGCGGGTGCTGGCGTGGCTCGCCGGTGAGGACTGGGTGCTGGATGTCTTCCGCAGCGGCGGCGACATTTACTGCTCAACCGCTTCCGCCATGTTCCACATGCCGGTTGAGAAGCACGGACGGAACGCAGAGCTCCGGCAGAAGGGCAAGATCGCAGTCCTGGCACTTGGATACCAGGGCGCGGTCGGAGCCCTCGACGCGATGGGCGGGCAACTTATGGGCCTGACGGCCGACGAAGAGTCCCAGATCGTAAAGAGATGGCGGACAGCCAACCCGAATATAGTCCAGCTCTGGGGAGCCGTCGAGGCAGCCGCGAAGCGCTGCATCATCTACAGGGAGACGGTAACCTGCAAGACCCCCAAGGCACACTACGGCTTCAACCTCGAGATGATGGACTCCACGCTGATCATTTCCCTTCCGTCCGGGCGCTGCCTCTGCTATCCGAAGGCCCGGATCACCAATAACGGCCGGATCGGCTTCAAGGGCACGAGCGCCAATTCCGTCTGGACGGATCTTGAGACCTTCGGCGGGAAGCTCGTGGAGAACATCACCCAAGCCGTGGCGAGGGACTGCCTGGCTTATGTCATCTCCCAGATCTTCTACCACAACCGCACGACGGCCCCAAGAATCGACCCCGTCTTCCACGTGCATGATGAAGTCATCTGCGAGGTCCCGCTTGAACATGCGTCGGACGCTCTCTCTGATCTCCTGGAGATCTTCTCCACCGGGCCTGAATGGGCCGTGGGACTTCCCCTGTCCGGATCAGGCTATCTGACAAACTACTATAAAAAAGATTGATATGGATTACGAGAAGAACTACAAGGAGGCTCTTGAACGAGCGAGGGCTTTGCGAAAAGAGGCCATCGAAAAAGGATATGCAGTTGACTACGTAAAGGATTATGAGACCATCTTCCCCGAACTCCGTGAGAGCGAGGATGAAAGGGTAAGGAAAGTTATTTACAAACTCATGCTTGGAATGAGGGGAGAAATCTTCACAGCACAAGATGAGATTGTAACGAAGGAAAAGGTTCTTGCCTACCTCGAAAAGCAGAAAGAGCAGAAGCCCGCATCAATTTCGTGCGGTCACGAAAATGATACAGAGTGGAACGATACGGATATGAAGGAGGCAAGATATAACCTTATTTCGGTATGCAGAGCTTGGGAGCGTGGTGAGCAAACTGCCCTTCTCCCTATTGTTGCTGCACGTGCGAGATACTTCCTCGAACACCTTACTTCACCAAAGCCCGCAAAGTGGAGCGAGGAAGAGAAGCAGAAAGAGCGCCAGAATAACTCTGACGCTCGAGAAAAAGCTCTTGGACGGGAGTTGACTTTTCCGCAAGACAAAGATAATAATGTAGATGAAATTGCACAAGATTACGTTGACGGTGTAAAGGAGTATAATCCCGAGCCTACTTGGGATTTAATGCAAACCGCCGTGTGCTATGGCTATCATTACTGTGAGATGAAAGAGCAGCGGAAAGAACGGTCACATTTCGTTATGCAAGTCTTATCCGATGGACACATGAAAAAGGCCATAGAGATTTACTCGGACGAGTGTGACTGCAAAGTCGGTGATGTTGTAAGAACGATCATAAGAAAGAAAGACTGATATGGACAAGATAGAGAAGATACGAGCCGAGATTGAGCGGCTAATCGGAATCAATAAGACGAAGAACGGATTTCCTGCCGGCACTTTATGCGCTGTCAGAATTGAAGCCTACGAAAAACTCCTTTCCTTCCTTGACACTCTTGGCGAGGAACCTGACAGGGACTTGGAGGAGGCGGCAGAGAACATCTATAAAACACCCTTCGGGACAAGGGCAGAAGATTTCATCGCTGGAGCCGAATGGATGCAAGATCAGTTTGAGAAGAACCGCCTTGCCCACTGCGACAAGCTGACCAAAGAAGAATATGACCTGGAGACGGACTTCGCTATGGAAATCATAGAAAAGGAGCATCGCCAGCCAACCTTTACCGATGCGATCAACTACGGGATGCGGATTATGAAGGACCAGATGATGAAGGAAGCAGTGGAAGGCTTCGTGGGACTTCATCTTCATGACAAGAGGGGCGATGTAACCGTCAATAGTGGATACTTACCAAAAGAACTCGGCATAAGACCCGAAGACAAGGTGAAGCTGATCGTGATCAAGGAGGGCTGATTATGATCAAAGCAGAACAAGCGGCTTGGGATTGGGCCACCGAAAACAAGTTAGACCCGTATTCAATGGGTAGAGCCTATGCGGAAGGCTACGAGCAAGCAGAGAAAGACCTTGTCCTCACCTGGCAGGACATCAAGACCATCGTGGAGCTGGCTGATGATCTTGTCCAAGACGATTCCGTCACTGAGACGGAGGAGGAATACTTCAAAGCAGTATTGGACGCATTTAACAAGACAAGGAAATGAAAAAGTTAATGTTTAATGATAAGTACGGGCTCACAAAAGCCGTACTGGAAGGTCGGAAGACGATGACAAGACGTGTTGTGCCAGAATGCAAGGCACTTGACATTCTTCGGCATTGGGAGCATAACGAAGGCGCGATTGCAACTGGTTACGAAGAACACACACACTCCTTCCGCTCTGACTACTGTCCGGACAAAAAGAGAAGGACTTCAATCGACCACTTAAACCTCATACCTTTCTACAAGGTCGGTGAGATTGTGGCTGTGGTGCAGGCTTACGAGGATTTGTCCTATAACATTGGAACGGTTGAAGGAGCGGAGAAATTCAACACACTATCAAAGACCGCAGGTTGGCACAACAAAATGTTCGTCCGAGCAGACTTGATGCCCCACCAGATACGCATCACGGATGTCAGGGTTGAACGGCTCCAGGATATCAGCGATGAAGAATGCTTGAAGGAAGGAATATATAAGGACAATCCGCGTCCCGGTTTCTATTTCAACGGATATGCCTTTGATTTGAGCCAAGACCAGTACGGAAACATCCTCGCCGCAGCATGGTTTAAGACTCCCCGTGAAGCCTTCTCCGCCCTCATTGACAGGGTGTCCGGTAAAGGAACTTGGCAGAGCAACCCGTGGGTGTTTGTTTATGAATTTGAACTCGTAAAATAAAGGAAATGATAGAGAAACTTGATGCTCCATTTATCTCGGGTAACTATGGGTGTGGAGGACCTACACACGCAGACATTATAGACAAGATCAACGAGCTGGTCGAAGCCGTCAACCAGCTGGAAAGGGAACTCGAAAAATGGAAAGAAAGATGAATATGACACAGGAACTTATGGAACATCTTGAAGTGCTGCGCATGCAGACCAACAGGTCGTACAACACCTGCGAGAGCGTCTATGAGAGATCCTACTACGACGGCTACGCTTCCGCCATCGCGGATCTCAAGCGCTGGATCCAGAAGAAGATGGAAGCTAAGGAACAAACTGTCGGAGACGTTAAGCTATGAAAAAGAGTATCAAGGAATTGGACGCGCTCCGGGCGCTGCTGGGCATTTGGGAGAAGACCTGCGTCCACCCATGCCAGATGAACCTGCAGAGGTTCATAACTGAAGACACTCCGGAGCTGAAGTCAATGGCGCCCCGGTTCGCCAGCGTTTGCGTCAGGGAGCGGCTGGTCATCCCCGATGGATGGGCCAGGACCCGGCGCTACCGCTGGAACAAAGAGGCCGGCCCGCCTACCTATGTGATGGCCCAGCGGATCCTGCTGCTGACGCGGCAGCTCAACGCAGAATATTCACGAACAACCTACCACAGGAAAAAAGAGAACAAAATATGACAGAACACTTAGTTATCTGCCGCTACGGCAAGATATATTCTGTCCTGCTCCGAGGACGAAATGCAGAGAAGATCCGCACCATCAGGATGCTTGAGCGCTGCTGCTGCTGGGTCTGCTATAATCGCGGCTGCCAGCAGCCGAAAAACGAGGTGCTGCCTGACTGCAATACTGTCTGTGAGCTATTCACAAGGACACCTTATTGCCAAAGAGATGAGAATGAGCAAGCTAAGGCAGACCCCGGAGAGCTGTGACGGATGCGTCCGCCTCCGGGCCCAGAACATTTGAACAATCAAAGAATGAGACAATATAACATTTCCACAGGACGCTCCAGGACAGAGATGGACTGGAAAGCCCGGACCATTACTTGGAAGATCCTGACAGACAAGTTGAGGCAACCCGTCCGGACGACGGAGACGGGAGCCCAGTACGCAGCGATGAGCCGCGACCAGAAAGGCCGGGTGAAGGACGTCGGAGGCTTCGTCGGAGGCACCCTCGAAGGCGGCCGCCGGACATCCGGTGCCGTCCAGTCCAGGTCACTGCTGACACTGGACATCGACTTCGGGACTCCGGATACCATCGGAACCGTCAGGGACGCGCTCGCCGGCACCCGCTGGTGCATCTATTCAACACACAGCCACACACCCGAAAAGCCGCGCTACCGGTTGATAGTTCCCCTCGACCGGGATGTCCATCCCGACGAATACATCCCGGTGGCCCGGAAGATCGCAGAGGATGTCGGCATCGACACCTTCGACGACTCCACCTACGACACATGCCGCCTGATGTACTGGCCGTCCGCGTCGAAGGATGCCGAGTACGTCTACGAGGAAGGACTCGGAGAGGATCTGAGCCCGGACGAAGTGCTGGAGCGATACAAGGACTGGCGGGACGTCATGGAATGGCCCGTCAGCTCGCGCGTCAGGACATCACTCCGGAAGAAGGGCGCCGCCCAGGAGGACCCGACCAAGAAGACGGGCATCGTGGGCGCTTTCTGCCGCGCGTACAGCGTGACGGAGGCGATGGACGTCTTCCTGCCCGGGCTCTACGCCAAGGCCCCGGGAAAGGACCGCTACACCTACACGAAGGGAACGTCCGCCGGCGGTGCCATCGTCTACGAGGACAAGTGGCTGTACTCACACCACGGTACGGATCCCTGCTGCGAGCGGGAGGTCAACGCCTTCGACATGGTCCGCCTCCACCTCTTCGCCGACCAGGATGCAAGTGCGGCCCCGGACACACCGGTGAACAGGCTGCCGTCCTACAAGGCGATGTCAGACATGGCGGAGAAGGACGAGAAGGTCAACGGCCAGATGTCGATGGACAAGGCCGCCGAGATCAACAGCGAGTTCGGGGACCTCGGGGCACCGGCAGAGTGGAGGCGCGGGATCAAGAGCGACAAGAAAGGCTACATCCCGTCCATCGAGAACTTCCACTACATCTTCACCCACGACCCCGTCCTGCTGAAGGGGGACGTCAGGCGGAACCTGTTCACAGGCAAGGACGAGGTCTACGGGGAACTTCCCTGGGCCCGCAACCACGACTCGAAGACATGGTGCGAGGCCGACATCTCCGGACTGCTGCTCTACCTCAGCCGGGAGTTCAAGTATGACGGCTACAAGACACAGATCCTCGACGCCTGGGACCAGGCTGTGCAGGCCAAGGCCTTCCACCCGATAAAGGACTACCTCAACGGACTCCCCGACTGGGACGGAACGCCCCGACTCGACACCGTGCTCGTGGACTACCTGGGAGCCGTGGATGACGAGCTGACCAGGGCGATGACACGCAAGCACCTCACCGCGGCTGTAGCGAGGATCCTCCGGCCCGGCATCAAGTACGACTGGGTCCTGACGCTGATAGGCCCGGAAGGCGTGGGCAAGTCCACGATCATCAGAGCCCTGGGCGGAGAGTGGTTCTCGGACTCGTTCACCGCTGCGAACATCGGGGACAAGGAAGCGATGGTGCAGCTGCGCTCCGCATGGCTCTTCGAGCTGGCGGAACTGAAGGACTACAAGAAGGCGGATGTCGAGGCCTTCAAGTCCTTCATCTCGAAGAACGAGGACACCTTCCGTGCAGCCTATGCCCGGACCACGGAGACACACCCGCGGCAGTGCATCTTCTTCGCCACGACAAACGAGCATGACTTCCTGAAGGGGGACACCGGCAACCGGCGTTTCTGGACGGTGGAGATAGGAGTCCAGCCAGCGAAGAAGAACGTCTTCTCCCTGCTCAAGGACAAGGACACCGTCGGCCAGATCTGGGCGGAGGCTCTGATGCGCTTCCGCTCCGGGGAGGAACTGTACCTCCCGCACGATCTGGAGATGCAGGCGCGGCGCCGGCAGACCGAGCATAGCACGGTGAGCAACGATGACCGGAAGGGCATCATCGAGGCCTTCATCCGGAAGGAGATCCCCGCGACATGGTGGACACTGAACCGCAGGCAGCGCCGGGACTTCTATGTAAACAGCACAAGCGAGTCAGTATTCACGGGTATCCGGAGGGACACGATCTGCGTGATGGAGGTCCAGGAAGAGTGCTTCGGGACTCCCGTCTATGACCGGTTCAAGGCAAGGGAACTGACGCAGATCATGGCCGGCATACAGGGCCTCGAACCGATGGGTCTGACCAAGATTGCGAGGTACGAGAACGGTATCGGAAAGGGCGATCTGGAGTATGGTCCGCAGCGCCGGTTCCGGGTCACGGAGACCTTCTGGAACTCGGTAACAAAGTCTGTTACCGGGCCGGAGTCTGTTACCGAAAACGCGGTAACAGAACCCTTTTAGTTACCGCTAAGTTACCGTATCAGTTACTGTATGTAAAGAAATGGTACATAATAAGTTACAAAATCTCGGTAACAGAGTAACAGAAAAAATGGAAAAAAAGAGTTTTGAAGCAATTAGGCAACATCAGGCACACAATAGGACGCCTAAACGCCTAATACGCAAAAGTGACGCGCGCGCGCGTGAAGTTACCGGCTAAAAAAGACGATATGAAAGACGTAGAATCTGAGAAGAAACTGGAGGCCCGGCTGGTCTCCGAAATCAAGCGCCGCGGTGGTATCGCAGTGAAGAACACGTCGCAGTTCCATCGCGGACTTCCGGACCGGATTGTGCTGCTCCCCTACCACACCCTCGCCTTTGTCGAACTGAAGACCACCGGCGAGAGATCGACCGCCCTTCAGGCAGCCGTCCAGGGGAAGCTGTGGCAGATGGGCTACACTGTCTACATCGTCGACAGTACAGGAGCTCTCGACGCCTTCCTTGCGAAGATGGACAGACGGCTCGCCAAGATCCGGCAGGAGGAAGAGACACTGATGGCGGAACTGACGGAAGAAGAGTTCAGCGAGGTATGAGGTTCGTCCCGCATACATATCAGAAGCGGGCCGTCGAGCACGTGATCCGGAATCCCTTCTGCGGTCTGTTCCTGGGAATGGGACTCGGGAAGAGCGTCATCACCCTGACCGCCATCGACAGGCTGATCAATGACTACTGCGGAGTGTCAAAGGTCTTGGTGATAGCGCCCAAGTCCGTAGCCCGGAACACCTGGGTGGACGAGACCGAGAAGTGGGACCATCTGAAGCGGCTGAAGGTCTCTGTCGTGATGGGCACCGCCGCCCAGCGGAAGGCTGCCCTCTCCATCGATGCGGACATTTACGTTATCAACAGGGACAACACTGTCTGGCTGGTGTCGCAGTTCCATAATCCCTTGGACTGGCCTTTCGACATGGTGGTGCTGGACGAGAGCTCCAGCTTCAAGAACTTCCAGTCGAAGAGGTGGAAGGCGATGTGGCGCATTCGCCCGATGCTTGACCGGCTGATCCTTCTGACCGGAACGCCGGCCCCGAACGGTCTGCCGGATCTGTGGGCCCAGATCAAGTTGCTTGACAAGGGGAAGAGGCTTGGTGCCTTCATCGGCCAGTACCGCGAGGCCTGGTTCCATCCGGGAGCCCGGAACGGTGCCGTGGTCTATGAATGGCTGCCTAACAAGGGAGCGCGTGAGGCCATATCGGAGAAGATCTCGGACATCTGCCTGTCGATGCGGGCCGAGGACTACCTTGAGATGCCTATGACCATCGACGGCGGCATGCAGGTCAGGCTCCCTGAGCTGGACGCCTACAGGAAATTCGAGAGGGACAACCTTATGACCTTGAAGGACGGAGCAGAGATACAGGCCGTGACTGCGGTAGCCCTCGCAAACAAGTTGCTGCAGTTCGCTTCCGGTGCCGTGTACGATGACGACCACTGCTGGCATCAGGTATCCACTGCGAAGGACGAAGCATTGGCGGATCTGCTGGACCAGGCTGAGGCCGCCGGCGAGTCAGTGCTGGTGTTCTATTCCTTCCGTCATGAGCTGGAGCGGATCAAGGCCCTCCATCCCGAGGCGGTGCAGTTTACCGGAGAACCGGAGATCCTGAAGGCATGGAACGAAGGAACGGTGCCGGTGATGCTGGCCCACCCTGCCAGCGTCGGATACGGATTGAACCTGCAGGCAGGTGGCCACATCATCGTGTGGTTCTCCCCTACCTGGAACCTTGAGCTGTACGAGCAGGCCAACGCTCGGCTCGTGAGACAGGGACAGACGAAGCCGGTAGTCATCTACCATCTGGTCTGCCCCGGAACGATGGACGAGACAGTGATGGCTGCGCTGCGTCGGAAGTCCGATACGCAGACGGCCGTGATGAACTACATAAAGAGAAAACGGAAAGAGCTATGATGACAAAAGAGAGACAGTGTCGGGACTGCCTGTATGGCAGCTTCCAGTCAGCGGAGGTAGCAGGATCCTGGACTTGGAAAGGGGTCTGCACTGCGACCAAGCGTCCACATTATGTAGAACAGAACTGGTCCTGCTCCTGCGGCAAGTTCGTAGGTAGGCCCAGGATAACGCGGACCAACAATGAAACTGAGGTGGGATGCGACAAATAAGATTGACCGAAGCAAAGGAGAATACGTCCGTGACAGATCGGACGACCTCTATCACTCAGCAAGGTGGACCCGACTGTCCCGAGCATGGAGACAGCAGCACCCACTCTGCGAAGAGTGCAGACGACGGGGAACCGTCACGCCTGCGACGTGTACGGATCACATTGTTCCCTGGCCGATATGCCAGGACTTCTTCGACGAGAGCAACCTTCAGTCCCTCTGTGACCGGTGCAACATGCTCAAAGGAGAGAGAGACCGAGAGCGAATCGGAAGATGGAGGCGGGGTGTCGGAGAGCAGGGAGGGGGGTCAAAATCTCTAAAGCGTTGAGCCGTAAGACCAACCCCCCAGTTTTGCTCTCGCTAAAAGTAAAATTCAAAAATTTGATGCAAAAATGAAGAATGACGACTACGTGGTGACCTTCAGCCAATGCCGTACCACGTCTTATTTTTCCCTCGGCCAGGAGGCCAGACTGGAATATACAAAAGCGTGCCGAATTATGATGGCCCGCGGGATGCTAAGGGTAGGAGATCTTCCGGTCGTTGCTGCGTATGCACAGGCACAAGTTGATGTACGTGAGGCACAGAAGGAAATAGACAGACTTGGACTTGTCATCGTCAGTTCAGATCGGTACGGAAATCCGAAGCACGAGGCTAACCCGGCAGTAAAGATCCGGAAAGATGCGGCGAATCAGGTGTCGAATCTCGCTCTCATGCTTGGCTTTACCCCTCTGGGGCGCAAACGATTGAAGGGCGAGGAAGTGGCGCAGAAGTCCGAGCTGGACTCGTTCATGGAGGAAATGAACCATGGCAGCAACGCTTGACCGGATCCAGGGCTATGTGTCCAGGGTCCTGCTGGACATCATCCCGAGCTGCGAGACTATCCGGCTGGCCTGTCAGCGCTGGAGGGATGACCTTCAGCGGGAGGATCTGTACTTCGACGAGGATGTCGTATCCCGGTTCGTGAAGTTCAGCGCCCAGTTCAAGCACTACAAGGGACCCCTGGCGGGGCAGTATTTCCGGATCGAGGACTGGCAGCTTTTCGTGGCTGCGAATATCCTCGGCCTGAAGAGGAAGGACACAGGGCTGCGCAAGTACCGGATGTGCGACATCGAGGTGCCCAGGAAGAACGGGAAGACCTTCTTCGTGGCCATCCTTGCGGCGTGGTTCCTGCTCATGGACGGGGAGGCCGGTCCGGAGGTCTATGCGGCAGCTGTGGACCAGGCCCAGGCGCGCCTGTGCTACGAGGCCTCTGAGGTCCTTCTTGAGCGGTCCATCTTCTACCCGCTTGTGAAGAAGTACCAGTGGGGTCTGAAGGTGCCGAAGACGGTAGGAGTGTTCAAACCCCTGTCGAAGGACACGGAGAACAAGGACGGATTGAACATCTTCGTCGGGATCTGCGATGAGTGTCACGCCTGGCCGAACACCCAGATGCTGGACGTGATCAAGACCGGCATGGGCGCCCGGACCCAGCCGATGCTGCTCAGGATCTCGACGGCCGGTATCGACGTGAGCGTCCCGTATTACCAGGACATCGAAGTCTATGTGGAGGAACTCAAGGGGGTGCGTCCGTTGGAGGATGATCACTTTTTCATGCTCTACATACCCGATGAGGGAGACGACTGGGAGGACGAGAAGGTCTGGCAGAAGTTGAACCCGAACCTCGGTGTGTCGCTCACGTGGTCGTACATGCGCAGCACGTACCAGGAGGCGAAGGCCCGTGGAGGATCCTACGTCGTTGCCTTCAAGACGAAGAACCTCGACTTCTGGGTGGATGCCCCGAAGGTGTGGGTATCGGATGAAGACGTGCAGGACAACAACGCCGCTTTCGACGTCTCTCTCCTGGAAGGAGAGGACGTATATGTCGGAATAGACCTTGCGTCCAAGAGCGACATCAGCGCGACTGCCCTGTATTTCCCGCGCTACGGCGTGGTAAGGTTCCTGTTCGTGATACCGGCTGACAAGGTGTCGGACAGGGAGGACCGGGTGGACTACCGGCTATGGGTCGAGCAGGGCTGGGTAACGCCATGCCCCGGCAAGGTGCTGGACGAAGACTGGTACATGGCCCGTCTTCGGGAAGAGCTCACGCCCTACAACGTGCGGGCGATAGCTTTCGACCCGTGGGGCATGTGGGATCTCAAGACGAAATTCGGAAAGTACGAAGACGTCCTGATCGAGTACCAGCAGTCGATGCGTTACATGTCCGTCCCGACTAAGCGGCTGGAGAGCGAAGTGCTGAAGCACCAGATGAACTTCCTGGACAACCCTGTTATCCGCTGGATGTTCCGGAATGTGGTGGTCTTCAGGGATCCAAACGACAATATCAAGCTCAACAAGGCCAAGTCCAGGAACAAAATCGACGGTGTGGTGGCTCTTGTGGATGCCATCGGAGGGTGGCTGCAGGTCACCGGAGGCGAGTCTACGGAGATATATTCCGACCACGAACTACGTGTTCTTCCGCCACTTTTCTGATAAAAGTATAGAAAAACGGCCTAAAAAGAGGGATTTTTCTTCCGTAGTATAGAAAATGAGCGTCGAAGGGGCCTGTGCGGCCCCTTTTCGTGCATCCTGACACCGTCTTTTTTACATCTTTGCGATAGCACGAAAAGCGCTCAGAAATGGCTCGTAGGTCATTATTTTCCAGATTTTTAAAGCGAGAGCGGCCCCTTGAAGAGGGGGCGCAGCAGCGTGGTGTCCGGGTCGGTCTGTCCGACTCGTCATCGCTTGCGCCCATTTCCACTTTCGGACAGCACGTGAACAATGACAGGGCGCTGAAGGTAACTGCCTTCTATGCCGGCATCCGGCTCATCAGCGAAAACGTGGCATCCCTTCCCAAGATGGTCACCAAGACCACGAAGAGCGGCCCGAAGGCTATGCCGAACCACCCGGTAGCGCAGCTCCTGTCCAACCCCAACAGCTATACCAACGCCAACGTCTTTCACGGCCTGATCACTACCTGGATCAAGGGCTGGGGCAACGCCTATGCAATCATCCAGCGCGCTGCTAACGGTCACCCGGTCCAGCTGCATCAGGTCCATCCGTCGGAGGTCATCGGTATCGCTGTCGTAAATGGGACGAAGTGGTACAGGATTCAGAAGGCCGACCCGGATTTATATTACCTGAACGGGGATTACAAGGATACGGACATCCTGCACTTCATGGATGTCACCCTTGACGGGATCCACGGCATCAACCCGGTCCTGTATAACGCTGCAGCTCTGGGCAAGTCCCTTGCCACGGAAGGCTTTGCGGCTGAATACTACGAGAAGGGGGGCAACATCCGGGCGGTCATGGAGACCGAAGGTAACCTCGGAGAGGGCAAGTACAAGGTGTTTATGGAGCACTTTGCCGAGGCCTCGAAGAACTTCGGCACTCCCCTGCTCGAATACGGTGTGAAGTACAAGCAGTTGAGCATCGACCCGATGGCCGCGCAGCTCATCCAGTCGGAGACCATGTCCCTGCAGGATGTCTGCCGGATTGTCGGCGTACCACCTCACATGCTGTACGAATTGTCCCACGCGACCTTCAGCAACATCGAGCACCAGACGATCCAGTTCGTGCAGTACACGCTGCGCCCGGTGGTCAAGAAGATGGAGGTTGAGTACGAGCAGAAACTGTTCCTCGGATCTGACGCTGGCAAGTGCAATGTGAAGTTCGTCCTGGACGGTCTCCTTCGTGGCGACACCTCTGCCAGATCCGCGTACTATCACAACGCCATCCTCGACGGCTACATGACCAGGAATGAGGTGAGAGCCTTGGAAGGTCTTGAGCACGCCGATGGGCTTGACGAGTTCCTGGTTCCGCTCAACGAGGGCGTAGCCGGGACAGAGAATGAAAACAACGAGTAAGATATGCCTAAAGTGAATTTCAGATGCGTCGAGTGTCCGGAGATCCGGAAGGCGGAAGAGGGGCGGAAGCTGACCTTCGTGGCCAGCGACGGTACCCGTGACTCTGCCGGCACCGTCCTCAACGTGGACGGCTGGGATCTTCAGCGCTTCAACAAGAATGGCATCATCGGCTACCAGCACAAGGTGTACGGAAGCTGGTCGGACACCGAGAACCCCGACAACGTCATCGGCAAGGGTCAAGCCTATATCGACGACAAGAAGCTGATGGTGGACGTGGAGTTCGAGCCGGCGGAGATCAACCCGCTGGCAGAGAAGATCTATCAGAAACTTCTGTTCGGTTCCCTGAAGGCCGTGTCCGTGGGCTTCGTGCCAGTCGGAAAGGGCGCGTGGGGAGAAGGTGAGGAAGCACTGAGCGGCAGCAACCCGACTTACTACTACGCCGGTCAGGAACTGTTGGAGGTGTCTGTCGTGAACATCCCCGCGAACCCCAACGCGCTGCGGAAGGGCCTGGAGGAACAGGACGAAGAGATCGCGGCGCTTCGCGCTGAGGCCGAGGAAGAGGCTAAGGTTGAGGAAGAGCTGAAGGTCGTAGAGGAACCCGAGAAGGAAGAGCCGGCACCGGAAGATCCCGAGGTGAAGGGCTTGGACGAGCTTGAGATCCGTAAGAAACTATCTATCGCAGGGGCGGCCCTGCTTTAACACTAAATACCAACGCTTTATGAGAAAAATTGCAGAAATCCGCAATGACATCTCCGCGCTGATTGAGAAGGTGAAGACCCTCAACGCGGCGGAGAACGCCGAGGAACTGAAGAAGTCCCTTGACACCCTTGATGCTCTGCAGCTTGAGCTCAGGGCGGCCAACGAAGCAGAGGCCGCTGAACAGCTCATCGCCGAGCGCAAACTTGACAACGCGCAGAAGAAGGCCGGCCGGTCTTTCTCTTTCGTCAAGTTCATCCGTGAGATCTCCGAGCCCCGGGGACAGCTCACCGGCCTCGAGGCTGAGGTCGCTGAAATGGGCGCCGAAGAGTACCGTCGTCTGGGTCTGACCCAGAACGGCTTCGTCATCCCTTCCGCGATCCTTCGCGCCAACGCTGGCCAGAACTACACCACGGCCGGCGACGGTGGTAACCTGAAGGAGGAAATGGCGGCCCGCTATGTGGACGTCCTGAAGGAGAACCTGCCGATCGCCAAACTCGGCGCCACGATCCTCACCGATCTGGTTGGCACCGTCCCTGTCGTGAGCTCCGCGCAGATCGCTGCCGGCTGGCTCGCTGAGGGCGCCCAGGGCTCCGCGACCAAGGCTGCCTACGCCAAGGCCACTATGACCCCTCACCGCAACTTCGTCCGCGTCGCCTTCTCGAAGGACCTGCTCCGTCAGACCTCCTTCGACGTCGAGGCTGACCTGATGAACCGCATCAGCGAGGCTCACGCCAACCTGATCGAGGCTGCTGCCATCAACGGCTCCGGCTCCAGCAACCAGCCTTCCGGTATCATCACCGTGCTGAAGGCTCAGACCAACACTCCGCACATTGTCGCGGGTGGTACCAACGGCGCTGCCATCTCCTGGCCGAACATCGTCGCTCTCGAGACCAAGGTCGCTGCCGAGAACGGCATCCGTGGTAACTGCGGTTACCTGACCAACGCGAAGGTCATCGGCGACATGAAGGCTGCCGAGCGCACCGCCACCAACGGCCGCTATCTCCTGGATGGCGACACGAAGCGTCTCAACGGCTACCCGATCGAGATGACGAACCTCGTCCCGGCCAACCTCACGAAGGGAACCGGAACCGGCCTGTCCGCTCTGATCTTCGGTAACTGGAAGGACCTCTACATCGGTCAGTGGGGCGGTATCGACATCGTCGTCGATCCTTACAGCCGCGCCGACGTCGCCGACGTCGTGATCACCCTCAACGCTTGGAACGACGTCCTCGTCGCCGAGCCGAAGAGCTTCGCCGCTGTCGTTGACATCACCACCACCGCTTAGTTCTCCCCGCCATGCTTCTATCCCGTAACTATGACAGCGCAATGATGGCCGCCTTGATGGCTGCCTTGAAGAGTCATCTCCGTATCACGGCAAATGACCTGGACGGGCAGCTGGACATGTATCTGCGCGCAGCCGTCGACTCGGCCGAGCAGTTTACGGGCATCGTCCTTGTCAAGTCCGGGATGGAGCTGGAAGAGGATTTCGCCAAACTGCTGAGACTCCCGCTGCCACTCATGTCGGTAGAGGGGGTCTCGGTAGACGGCGAAGAACTGAGCTCTGATGACTACGCGGTGACCGGTGGAAAGCTGGTATTCTCGGAAGGTGTCTCCGGAAGTGTTGTGCAGGTATCTTGCACAGCTGGCCGGACCCACATGGAAGAGGACATCCGGGCTGCCATCATGCTGCGTGCCGCGAAACTCTTCAACAACCCGGCGGACAGCGCAGAGATGCTGATCAGCGCCTCCGATAACCTGCTCACGCCCTATCGTCAGATCAGGAGGTAGGCTATGGAGAACCGGATCAACATCGGCGAGCTGGACACCAGGATCTCCGTGCTTCGGTACACGGAGACCCGGGGTGCCGAGAGTGAGCTCAAGAAGACCTGGGTGGAGCACTCCGCGCCCTACGCAAAGGTGGAGCGGGAGACCTCCGAACAGATCTCGATGGGCAATCTGGAAGAGCGGCAGGTCCTGACGGTGACGATGTACAAGATCCCGGAGCTGACTACCCGCTGGCGTATCGCGGTGGCTGGCCAGCCTTACGAGATCTCAGACATCGACCCTATCAGCAGGATCTCCCCTCTTTGTGTTTTGACCGTTCATGCTATTGACCGATAGGAGCAATGGCCGCTGTACGGATAGACGGGTTGGAAGATACCCTCAGGCTCTTTGACAAGCAGCCGGCTAACGCCAAGAGTATAGCTCAGAAGGCTATGAAGGACGGCGCGAAAGCCGGAGCAAAGTATCTCAGGAGGGCTTTGCCGGGCCGGTGGAGAGCGCTCCCCAAAGCGAAGGCCGGTATTGACGCGCGTAACGAGATCTGGTGCCGCTTCGGTATGTACAACAACAAGGTCTTTCAAGGCCATCAGCCAAAGGCATACCAGGGAGCTGACGCTAAGACTGGCGTGTATGACTGGTTCAAGTTCTACTGGCAGAACTACGGTACACTGACACGCAGGGATAGGTCACACAAGTTTGTGAAGCCTATCAAGCCCAACAAGATACGCCGGAATGAAGTGGGGCAGCCCCACACAAACGTGTACGACCGCGCGGTTGGCGCCGCCATGAACGAATTTGAAGAGGCTTTTTATGCCTCTGTCGAGAGAAATAAGAACGAATTGCTGAACAGATGACCGACAACTTGGGAATAGACTTGACTGTGGCGCTCGCCGACATCGTGCCCCTGTACTTTGCGGAGGCCGAGACCAACGTCTATCCTTTCTGCGTGTACAGCAGGGTCATCCGTGAGCGCAGGGACAAGGACGGTGTGTCCTCCATCCGGAGCGAACTGACGCTCGAAGTGGTGTCCGACGACTACGAAGAAGCTAAGGCCAAAGCGGCCGCGGTAAGGGGGGCCGTGGAGGCCCTTGGCGATGACTACAAAGTCGCCTTCCAGTCCTGCGAGCCTTCCTGTGTGGAAGGTGTGTGGGACTTTGTGATTGACTATAACATCAACCAGATAAATTAACGAATTATGGGAACGATAGTACCAGGCTACAACATCAAGTTGAAGCTCGCAACGAAGACCCTCTTGGGCGTGACTCAGGACGACCTGCAGGTCACGGTTCAGACCAAGGACAGCATCACGAAGGATGACGCCGGCGTCAAGCAGAGCGCTGTGACCGGACAGGAGATCACTTTCACGGTGGCCGGTCTGGTCGAGGTCAAGGATTCTGGCGACACGAACAAGATGGACGCGGACGAGCTCCTTGCACAGTCCCTGAAGACTGGCGCGGCTGCCATCGTCGCTTTCGTCTATGACCGTGGGGCCGGTGCGAACTACCAGGGCAACTGCGTGATGACGGGCTACTCTGAGAGCTCGCCCGCAGATCCTGACAGCGACACCACTTTCTCCGCGACCTTCAAGGTGACGGGTGCCATGACAGTAGTTGCTTAGTATGGCTGACTGCATTACCATCAAGGGTAAGGAGTACCGTGTCGAGGTAGATATGCTGGTACTCGACCAGTACCTGCGGTCGCAGGGAGAGACCGATCTGGCTTCCGTTCAGTTCGGGCGCCCCGGTGACATGCTGATGCTGATCTGGCTTGCCCTGGCTGAGGGTGCGGCTCTTGACGGTGTCGAGCTTGACATCACGCCCGAGGATCTGTGGCACATGCGCAGACCCGATTACAAGGCGCTGGTGGATCAGTTCGAGCCCGTCTTCCGCGCCCAGGTGGTGCCGGATATTGAACAGGATCCTGAAGGCGGCAAAAAAAAAGCGACGGAGCCACGGCCCTGACGATAGGCCGGGCGCGCGGATGGGCGATTGCCTTCCTGCATCTTAGCCCGGCGGAGTTCGACCGCATGCGTCTGTCGCATTTCCTGGAAGCTATGGCCGCATACCAGGAAGAGCGGATGGCGGAGCGCCGGCATCTCGGCGAACTGGTCCGAGGCGCAGCGCTCCGTCTTTTCAATGTCCAGTTGAAGCCATCAGACCGTATCACGGATCCAGCGAAGTTCTGGGAGATGCCGTGGGACGAGCAGCCCGAGAGAGATGTTGAAAAAGAAGTGGCCGGATGGACCCAGGAGGAACGGGACCAGAAGGCAAGAGAATTTCTAAAGAGAATCGGAGATGTCGAGTAAAGACCCGAATCTGAAGGTAACTATAACCTCGGACTCATCGAAGTTCGTGGCAGGGACCAGGCAGGCGAAGACCGCGGTGCGGGACTTCCAGAAGACCACTGAACAGGCAATGGGCCTGCTCGGTGATGCCTTTGGCGTCAACACCGGGAAGCTGGGTCAGATGACATCCAGTGTGAGGGGTCTTGGTGTCGAGCTCTCGAAGAGCGGGAACGCCGGTGTCAAGGCTTTCGGTGAGATGGTAGCCAGCCTGGATGCCGTCAAGCTGGGTATCGCAGGCCTCGGACTGGGCGCTGCCATCGCTTCGTTCAAGGCGCTCCAGGCGACCGCGGAGAACTTCAAGAAGACTGTCGCCGGTGCCAACATCGAGATGGCGACCGCAGCCTACGTGTCCACCTACCAGCAGGCGTTCTACGATATGAACACCGCACAGGGACAGGCGATGGCTAACTTCATGTCGAATCTGGAGAAGGTTAAGGCTGGCGCGGGCGCCGTCCTTGGCAACTTCCTCGTCAATCAGGGGAACAGTATCACCACTTCTCTGTTTGGCGTTGCGGATCCGAGGTTCTGGAAGGATACTATCGGTGCAATGAAGAGCGCCAACGCCGTAGCTACGGAGGCCTCTGAGATAGCCAACCAGATCTACCAACTGGAGCGGAAGCGCTCGGACATGATGGTGGACCTGGCCGACAAGGAGAACCGGATCACGGAGCTCAAGAACATCATCTGGGACAAGACCAACTCAACGGTAGAGCGCTCTGAGGCTCTTGCCAAAGTGCAGCAGCTGATCCGCGAGAAGTACACCGAGCAGTTTGACATCGAGAACGAGATCGCGGACCTGATGGAGCAGCAGAACAGTCTTGCATCTTCTACCCCGGAAGAGATTGACCGTGCCAACCAGCAGCGCGTGAAGGCCAACAATCTTGTCGCCCAGATGAACTCCGAGTTGCGGAGCCTGCTCCGGCAGCAGAACAGTCTGACAGGATCTGTCAAGGAGACCGTGGCCGCGCTTTCCGCGGAAGCAAAGGCGATGCTGAAAGTCGTCGACACCTCCATCCAGGCGGACCTCGACAAGCGCCCCGAGCTTTACAACCTCGGCGCGTCCGGTATTAGCATGCCGGGCGCGACTACGGCGCCGAACGTCGCGCTCGCCGGCTACACTGGGCAGGTGGAAGAGGTGAGCCGCGCCATCCTCGACGTCCGCAACTCTTTGACGGATCTGGCTGCGGACGGCGCCGTCGCTATCGGTTCCCTCATAGGTGACCTCATCAACGGAGAGAACGCTTGGGGTAACTTCGGCAACGCAGCCCTGGGCGCCCTGGGTGATATGGCTGTGGCCGTCGGTAAGACCATCATGCAGGAAGGCATCGCAGTCGAGGCCGCGAAGATGGCTCTGACCACGATGTCCGGCATCGGCGCCATCGCTGCCGGTGCTGCTCTCGTAGCCATCGGATCTGCGTTAAAGACATCCCTGAAGAACGCAGCATCCGGTAACTATTCCGCATCCGGAGGCGTCGCCTCTTCCAGCTACGGCCGTGGATCCAGCGCCGGCTCCCGCGAATACCAGGAGCGCGGCTTTAACGTGCAGGTCACCGGCACCCTGGTGGGTCAGGGTAGCCAGCTGGTGGCCGTATTGAATAACGAGAATAACCGAAAATCCCACACGACATAATGGCATACGCTCCGAAATACATTTTCAGGTTCCAGTCGCAGAACGGGGAAGAGTTCCAGATCGTAATCGAGAAGGAGGGTTACTCTGGTGGGCTGGTGTATCGTAGCCTTGGTAGGGCACCTGTTCTAAAGAGAGAAAGGAATGGGCACATCTGCGGAACTTCTATAGAAATCTATGCGGAATGCCAGGTGGACGGGGAGTTTGCCGAGCTGTACACATCAGACCCGAAAGCGTTCCGGGTGTATCTGTCGAGCGTTACAAATAGTAGAATGTTGTTCCGTGGCTACATCTCTCCGGAACTATACTCAGAGCCGGATATCGCGCCTCCTTATGATGTGCAGATCATAGCTACGGATGGTCTTGGCGAGCTGCGCAGGTATCTGTACGAGCCGCTTGGAGAGGTGCCCCTTTCTGAATTGTTGTGGTATCTGTTAGGGAAGACCGGACTGCCGACATCATTCTATCACAACAACGGCGCCCTGGAAGCTGGTGGTTCAAGCACCGTTCCTGCAGCGGATTTCTTTGATAACGTCCGTGTCAATCTCGACTATATGGCAGGGAAGACCTGTTACGAGGTTCTTACTGCTATCCTGGATTCTTTGCACGTTGACTTATTCCAAATGCTTGACGAAGGTCTTACGTGTTACTGGCAGTTGATCCGGGAGACCGATGTCGAGAGCGGTGCTTCAGTAACGATACAACGGAGCCCGTCCGGTGTTGATTACACGATAGTACCGCAGGGCTTCGGGTCGATGCAGAGCTATGACTGGTGGCCGGTCGGCCAGATGGAGACCGAGGTTAAGCCGGCATGCAAGAGATTGACGGTGATCTCCGACGCGCAGTATAAGAGCGCACTGACTAATGGGGATATGACGTCTGATACCGGCTGGTCGAAGACTAATGCTTCATACAGCAGTGCACTCGGCGCATATCAGATCACCTCTCAGAATGGTCGCATAGCGCAGACTATCACATTCGCTGAACCAGTTCGCAGGCGTCTGAGGCTGCAGGTGAATCTCCGGCAATATCGCCCGACATCTTCTGCTGCAAGTTCCGCTGGAACGGCATCGATACAGATTACGTCAACACTCCGTACCTACGGCGGTAGCGGCATTAGGTACCTGCTGAAGAATAGCGAGGGTGAGTATTACTGGAGCACTGTTGCGGGGTCTCTGAGCGTAGATCTTCCTGCGCCTGCTTATGGGGAGGATGAGACGGCCTGTACGGTGTATGAACTGGATATCCCGTTATATTCAAGAGGCGGAAGAGATTTTGCAATGGCGAGTGATCTGACGATTTGGATAATACGGGACTCTGCGAGTATCCCGCTGCTGGTCCACTCGGCTGCGCTCACCTTTGAGGAGCAGATAGCCGGCTATCGTGATGTATTCACCTTCGACAACGGAGCGCGGGACAACGCGGATGACGTTACTTCACTATTCCTCCCGACCGGATCCGGACAGTATAACACGCCGATAGAGTTCATGTACGGCGTCCTGCGTGATTATGACTTCCAGGCCATGAGCGTATTCGACCAAGTAGGAGAGGACTACGCCAGAAGCTGTTGCTTGCCTCGATTGTGGAAAAGGGGAACCTTGAACGTCCCCTCCGGGGGGCGTATGCCTTTCGTGATGCGGGACGTGAACGGCTACAATTATCTAATCCAGACTGCGGAATGGAATCTGCTGAACAGTGAGATGGCCGTGGAGATCTTGTCGCTGCCCGCTGCCTCAGTTACGATTACCGGGCAGGCTATCTCAGAGGTGACCTATAAGGGCGGAGCCACCAATTCTGGAGGATCCTCTTCTTCAGAGGGCGGCGCGCCCGGAGCCCCTGGCGTGACAAGCGTAGGCCTGGAGATGCCTGAGGCTTTTGTCGTGTCGGGATCACCTGTTACGTCTTCTGGAACGCTGCGCGTGGTGCTTGGGGAGGGTCGGGTGATACCGACGTCTAACCAGATCCACGTACACACAAACCTTCCGTTCTTGAGCTCGCTCGCCTACCAGATGCTATTAGGCGCGCGGCCAACGCTGAAGATTGTAAACAAGTCCAGGCAGGTAGCGAGCGATCCCATACTCATGGTACAGCACCCGTATCTCTGGCTTGGTTGGGAGTGTAGTATTGTGTTGATGGCTCGTCATAAGGCTAACAAGACACGGCGGCACATAAAGAACAAGGGCTGGTTTGCGGCGTTCGGTAAAGACCCGCGCCTATCCCCTGTTATTGAAACGTTCTCAGCACCCACGGACGGAGCGGAGTGGGTGAGCCAGTTGGCGGTAAAAGACATCATCGTTGCCAACTATTGCCATAACAGCGGTATAGATAGCTTCTACCCATATTATGATGGTCAAGGGGGGTGGCTGGAAGAGTGTTCCAGGCTATCGAGCACGGCACTGGTGGGATTCAACGGAAAAGACGGAAGTGGAAAGCTGCACGGCAGCATGACTTTCGGCATTGCAATCCGGGTAGACAACCCGGAGTTCGCGTTACAAGTACACGGAGATCTCGTTGAGAAGAACACGGGCAGCATAAATGGTGTCCCAAGGTATTTCTACAGCGACGTTGCTCCCCTGCTCGCTTTTATGGTAACGGAGAACGGGGATTTCCATGACAAGGGTGAGATAATGCTGAGGCCTTTTTAGAAAAGAATAAGCCGGAGATTCCTCCGGCGCGGTCGGCAACACCATGGTTTGCCCCCCAGCGGTCGGCAACACCATGGTTTGCCTCCCAAGGATCGGCAACAACATGGTTGCCCCTCCGAGACAAAGATACTTAATTTTTTGGAAAGATATGAGCACAGTACAAGTTCCAAACATAAGATTGGCATCAGACGTGCCGATGACGATCACCCTGAGCGACAACGGGGTGGCCGTGGACTGGTCTTCCGTAAGCGAGCTGACCGTCCTTCTATACTTCAGGGGGCCTTCTGTCTTCGGTGGCCGCTGCGCGATCGAGCTTGACGGCACAGATCTTCGGGCAGTCTACAGCGCTGACAAGCCTCAGTTCCTCGGCGTCGCGGACGTCGTGATCAACTGCAAGTACCAGGGTCTGGAGAAGACCTTCGACAAGGCTGCAGTGAACTTCGTAGACTCCACGGCTATCGCTACCGGCACCGTAGAAGTGACCTCTGATACCGTTCCTGTTGACATCGCCGTAGAGGATGTCGACACTTCCTTGCTTGACATGGCGATCCACGCCGCGATAGAGGCCGCTGATCGGGCCGAAGCAGCTGCCGCGGCCGCCGAGCACATGGTCGACATCCATACCGGGCCTCAGGGCCCTCAAGGAGAGAAGGGTGAGAAGGGGGACAAGGGTGAGAAGGGGGACAAGGGTGAGACCGGAGACACGGGTCCACAGGGTCCTAAAGGTGACACCGGAGCCACTGGGCCTCAAGGACCGCAGGGCGTCCAGGGTGAGACTGGTCCACAGGGCCCACAGGGTGAACCAGGTAACACTGGATCCTCCGTCGACTACCCGTATGAGCTTGTGAACAACCGCACCACGAACGACCCGACTAAGGGGTTGAGCGCAGCGGAAGGCTACCGGCTTGGCCAGGATCTCGATCAATTAGGCCAGAAATTTGTCCAGTTGGGCGGCTACCTCGTTCCGCTTTTGAGAAAGGTGGTTTACAAGGACAACGATGCGGAATCGCTTATCGCTGGCATAAACGCCCTGCTGAACACGGTAGAAGTCACTTCAATTTCTGCGGTCTATACGCAACCGGGGACAATCTATGCCGGACAACCGCTGGACGATTTGAAGGCCAACCTTGTGGTTTACGCGAACTACAACGATGGTTCAAGTGCCGAGGTCTCCTCATACGAACTCTCCGGGACTTTGACCGCAGGGACATCAAGCATCCTCGTCACCTATCAAGAGTTTACCACGACATTCAATGTCACGGTTACTGATGCGGTTCACTACAAGGACGGGAGCATCTTCCCCGGCGGCGTGGCCCTTCGTAATTCCGCCACATCTGCCAATTTGAGCCAGGCGTATTCCTATAACGGTGTCACTTATGTATTCGCCAGCGGGAGTTCAACTACCGCCGCGAAGAGATGCTCGTATTACCTATTTGACCTTCTCCTTACGGCGGGAAAACAGTACAAGTTCACGATTGAGTTCAGTTCAACACTTTCTTCAAGTCAGACATTTGATTTAGGTATTGGATACTATGATGAGACCTACCGGCAGGCGGGTGTCGCAAATGTGTATCAAGTATTTGACTATTCTTCGCATTTGACAGACTCCGGGTGGAAGGCGATGACAAAGGACGGAAAGACAATAACATTGTCCAACACCACCCCGGAAGGGTGCGTAGGCGGACGCTTGACATTGAGATATAAATCATCCGGTACGGAAGCAAGTTGGCCGTCTTCGCTAACGGTAAAAAGGTTAATCATCCAAGAAGTAACTGAATAAAACTATGGATAAGATTTACAACTATCAAGGCAACGAATTGAATGTCGCTGGCGGTGGCGGCTGGGGCAAGACAATTTCCTCTTCCTTCGTTGGCGATGGAGACAATACCGTCCGCTACTATTTCGACGCCAAACCGGGAGACTATATCCATATAGATTTTCCGAACGGGAACTGGTCAACTGGTTCTGCTCGAAGCACATACTTCAAACTGTTCTTCGGTTATCGGGACAACAATGACGAACTCTACACGATTGGAGGCATCTGCTACGAGCCGTGGACTATCCAATCATACGGATATGACCTTTATGTCCCGAACGGGGCGACCGATATGAAGGATGCCTATCTTGGTTTCCGGGCTACATCCGGGACGGAAGTCCCCTTCGTGCTGACCTGGTTGAGCCAGTCCGAAATGAAGGACTATTTCGCAGACGAGATGGAAGACACGGTGGCAAAGGTACGGGCAAGACAAGGAAGCCAATCGGCCACACTCATCGTTTGTTCCGACATTCATTATCGGGACATTGACGAGGACTACCGCCCGTTTGCTCCGTTTGCCGCCCCAGGGGTATTTTTAACGATGAAAGAATTTGCCCGCCGGGTTAGGGTTGACAATCTGGTATGTCTCGGCGATGCGATAGACGGCAGGCAGACGGCGGAGCACGGGAAAATGGACGCACGGGATATTGCGAAGTTCTTGTCCGCGCCAGAACTACCCATCCTCTTTGCAATAGGAAACCACGATGACAACCGCTATTATGCGAAGGATGGCGGAGACCGGAGTTTCACCGCCGGGGAAATCCACGCGGAGTTCATCCAGCAGGTTGACGAACGGACTTCCGTGGGCGGTGCGATGCAAGGGTGCAACTACTACCGTGACATTGAGCGGCTGAAACTTCGTTTCATCGTCTTGATGAGCATCAACTTCAACAAGCAATACTATTTCACCTCCGACACGCAGAACTTCCTGACGGCCACTTTCGCATCAATGCCGGAGGAATACAAGGCCGTAATCTTCACACACACACCGCTACTTCAATCTCACACCTATTCGACATCTTCGACATTGAACGGAGGGCAAGCGATAGCCAATATTATCTCCGCCAATCTTGATAAGTTCCTCGCCATATACTATGGCCACGTTCACATTGATAACCAATGGATGTCTCCGTTCGTAGAAATCTGCTTGGGATGCGTGAAGGTGTATAATCAGGAGGGCGGCGTACTTCCCGCCGCCGCACCGGAAGGTGCATCCTTCCCGGAAAGAGTGGCGGGAGATTATCGCGAACAGTTGTGGGATGTGGCCGTTATTGACAAGGTGAACTCCCTGCTCTCCTGCATACGTTTTGGTGCTGGCGTTGACAGATATGTCCATCTCACCCCGGTAGAGGTTTCTGCGGGTGGAACGACTACACTCACCCCGTCCGTGCTTACCGCGGCGTCCTGGGAGACGAGGGAAAGCGAGGCATCGTCTATCAGCATCGCAAGCGGCGTCGTTTCGGTGGATTCCGGGGCGACTTCCGGGGCGAGACTGACCGCCATCTGCAAGGATGCGTCAGGGAATATGGAGTTCTGGATTATTAAGGTTGCGTGATGGATGCGGTGAAACTTTTGAGGGATGCCCTTGAACTCGCAAAACTCCGCGCTAACAATCTGCCGGACGGCGAAGTCAAGGAAGACATCAAGTTCGACATCGAAGTGATTCTTCAAAAGTTGGAGTACAAGATAATTTGAGTCCGCGCTAACTGATCAAGAATAGGGGCGAGAAAAAAGCCTCGCCCCTTTCCTCTAAAGATCTTTGAAATCTAATCATCATCCCGGATGTATTTCTCGAAGCAGCGCGTATCCGTATGGGCCGTGCATCGCCTTACTGCGTGAATATTCTTCCCGCGAAGGACGTTCACGGTCACAAACGTTCTTCTGGCCGTATGCGAAGACACAAGTTTCCACTTCGGGACGTTGGTCGCAACGACCTTCCCGTTGATTCGTTCTTCTATCCGAACCAGATCGGTCAAACCGGCATCCCGGAGAAGGACATGGAGACCTCGGTTGTAGTTTGCGATTGAGGATGTGTACGGGGCGTAGTATCCGTACTTCTCCAGGATACGGTAGGTAGTTTTGGCATCGATGGCAAACTGGTCGATGTTCACCACGGCGAGATTCCCCGTCTTTTGCTGGGTAATCCGATAGATGTTCCGATCGAAGCACGATGGCTCAGTCCTTACGAGGTCGCTGTGGCGTTGTCCGAGGCTACATCCTAAAACGAACATGTCTCGGATTCGCTTCATCCTCTCTCGGAAGTCAGCCCGCCGGCTGGCATAGAAGAGATCAACGTCGAAGTAAGCGATGCGCGACACCTCGTCTGCGGTTAGGGCAATCTCCTGGATAGTAACTCTCGGGATCACCACATCGGTGTAGGTTGGAGATACGGTCGCATTGTACTTCACGGCCCAGTTGAGGATGGACCGCAGCTGTGATGCAAGAGTCTCGATGGTGGAGGGCTTCAATCCCCTCTCCTGGAGGAATGAGACGAAGAATCCCCAGAAGATGTCCGTCACCTGGACCGGCTTGAGGATAACGCCGTTCTCTTTCTCAAGAATCTTGAGGTTGTGGACAAGACTGCCGATCTGCTCCGGGTAGTGAGGATGGAGCCTGGACTTCGCCTTTGAGCAAGCCGAGATCACTTCCATCAGGGAAGCGTTGCGGAGGTTCAAGACAAAGGGATCAGAGATGGATTGACGGAGATAGGTTGCGAAGTCCTTGTACTCCGGTTGTTGGTAAATGTGCGAGTATTGACTCGCTGATAAAGAAAAAGCGGGCATGTGAGCAAATATTTAAGTTAACGTGAGCAATTTAAAAGGGGAGCTGGGCTGCTCACGAACCGTTAGCCGGGTAGCTAATCCGGTATGCTCCCCGAGGCAAATATAACACTTTTTTTAAAAAGCAATGGACATCACGACAATTCTTGAGGTAGCTGGTACTGCCATCGGTAGCAGCTGGCTGACTCATGTCCTGACTATCCGGGCGAGGGTCCGGCAGGAACAGGCAACCGCGTCGAAGGCGGAAGCCGAGGCCAATGGCGACCAGATTGAGAACCTGCGGAAGACGATGGACGCCGTGTATCGGCCCATTATCGAGGACCTGAAGAAACAGGTCGAGGAACTGAACACCAAGGTCAACAAGATCCAGGCAGAGAATGACCAACTGCGGGAAGAGAACCGCGCCCTGAAGGAGGCTGTCCGCAGTATCAGCCCGGAGCTCGCGCCGAGTTTCCTGAGCATCAAGGCTAAGAATCAGCCACGCAGTAAGTCCGGACAGTTCGTAAAGAAGAACGCCGATGAAGCTGACCGTTGACCGAAGGTGGAAGAAAGCCACCTACACCATCGGCATCCTGTACGTCGATGGCGCCCGCTTCAGCGAGACGCTTGAAGACAGGGACCGCGGTCTCAAGCAGACTGACAGCTACTCGTCCATCCGGTCTCGTAAGGTGTACGGGGAGACCGCCATCCCGACAGGCACCTACGAGATCCGGATGGATGTTGTAAGCCCAAAGTATGGAGCCGTCGCCTGGTATAAGAACCTCTGCGGGGGGAAGATGCCCAGGCTGACGGGAGTCCCCTGCTTCGAGGGCATTTTGATCCATCCCGGAAACACGGCGCTGGACAGCTACGGCTGCCTGCTCGTGGGCCGCAACACGAAGGTCGGACAGGTGACTTCCAGCAAGGACACCTTCGCCGCCCTGTACAAGAAGATGAAGGCCGCGGCCGACCGCGGAGAACGCATAACAATCGAGATCAAATGAGAAGACTTCCGCAGTATTTTCGCAGTATTTCCGCAGGTTGCCGCAGATGTAACCACTTGACACATAAGCGCCTTAGTAAAGGGCTTCCGCAGGTTACCGCAGGTTACCGCAGGTTACCGCAGGTTACCGCAATACTTTGTGGCCTGGCCCTTTCGGCTTGCAGTCCAAAGGTCCTCCCGCCGGTCATCGAGTACCGCGACTCCGTCCGGGTCGAGGTTCATGAACGGCTTGTCCACGACACCGTCTCCTTCGAGGTGCCGGTGATCATCGAGAAGAACGTGACCCGCGACACGGCTTCCCATCTGGAGAACGCCTGGGCGAAGTCCGATGCTTCCCTGATTGACGGCTTCCTCGAGCACACCCTTGAGACGAAGGGTCAGACGGTCTACATCCCGGTCCAGGTTACCGTCCATGATACGGTAACCGTAGAGAAGCTGGCAGAGACCCGGACGGAATACATCGAGCGGGATCTGACCGAGAAGGAGAAGCGGCTGATCCGGAGAGGCCGGGCTGTCGGCTGGGTCCTGGCGCTTCTCGCCATCGCCGGTCTTGCCGCCGTAGCGATCAAGATTTCTGGCTTTGACCCCGTAAGATTTTTCCGGAGGAAGGTGTAGCGGATGCTTTTGAGGTGGTTACGGATGCGGTTTTTCCCCGTGTCCGTAATTTTTTTGCGCTTTCTTTTGAAAAACGCTTGCGGATTTCAAAAATATGACTAACTTTGCCCTCGGAAGTTGAAACAAGAACACTTAAAATACAGACACCATGACACAGAAAGAATTTGAAACTCTCACCGGAATGACTGTCACCGTCGAGATCTTCAACGAGATCCACGAAGACTACGTGGCCAAGCCCTATGACAAGGAAACCTACTGCAAGATGTATGTTGCCAACGGTAGGATCCTGGAGCATGCCCGCCGGATGGTCAGCAAGATCTACTCTCTTGAGAGCAGCTTCAACGAGTGCCTCGCCAAGAAGAATGAGGCCTACAATGAACTCCATGTCCTCCGGGAGAAGGCCGAGCGCGATGCCGAGTCCTACCGTAAGGACATCATCAACCTCCGCTCCGAGGTGGACGACATCACCCGCCGATACGAGGATCTGATGAAGACCAACCTCCGCAAAAAGATGGATGCCGGGGACTTCGACTTCACCCAGGAAGAGAAGAGTTTCCTCCGCAAGATGATGACTTGGACTGAAGACTAAATGACAACCGGGGCCCTCCGGGGCCCCACAAAACCAAGATACATGAAAAGATTCTACATCCCCACCTATGTCCGCAGAATGCTCAAGAGGAGCAAGTTCGCCATTGAGACCAATCACTTCTCCAAGGGAGATGACCCCGGCTACACCATCCTCATCCCGAAGCACAGCATTTATGCGCAGACGGACACCCTGAAGGGAGAGCTCGACAAGCTCGTGACCTGGGCCAAGAGGATGATGCCCTATGGGTACAATTGGAAGGATTGCCCGGCGGTCGTGGTCCGCTCTTGCCCTGAGGAGACTCACTACTGCAGACAGTTTGCCCGTGTCGACATCTTCGACCCCATCATGCAGCGCATTGAGTATCTCATTGACATGAGGCCCGTGAAGCTATGACACTGAATGGAATCACATTGGAGTGGAAGGATCCGAGCGACCTTCCCTCCATGTGCTGCCGATGCCCCTTCTTCTTCAGTGGCAGCACCAATGTGCCCGGCCTCTCCTCGGTCTC